GTTCTTTCTTTGAACTCCAAGATTAGAAAGCATTCGCCCACTAAAATTCAAGTCTGGTGTTGTTCCACGTCCCTGATCTCTACGATAATCAGCGTATTCACGTGAGTATCGTTTGAAAGCACCTGTTAATCCCTGACCGCTTTGTGTTCGTTCTACGATAGTCTCAACAGTTCTTTCACCACTTCTATTTAACGCTCTTGGAATCGCTCTATCTAAGCGAGACTTAATGCGTCTGATTTGGCTTTGAAACTGTCTACGATTAAGACCCATTAGCGAAGCATCCTACGTGTATGGAATGGTTGCTGTTCGATATCTTCAATAGTGCCATCAGAATCATAGTCATACTGAACACCATCTTGTAAGATTTGGTTAAATTCTTCGTCATACTTTTTGCGATAATGCATCATCATAACTTGGAATTTGTCTTCGTCACCACTAGCATTCCATTTTGTTAGTTGCGGTAATACATACTCTGCTAAGACACGATAAACAGCACAACGAGTGAACTGCGATTCGTTTAGTTTGGTTTCGTCCATTTCAAGTGAGAATGTTGTTCTTACTGAACCTAGTTCTACTTTAAAGTTCTTACCACGAACCCACCATTCTGTGCGTAATTTACGCAAGATATCTTCACGTGCTTTGTCGTGATAATCAGTGAATTCATCAATACCATAATCCAGAATGTCTGGTTGATATTCTAAAAGATTGTCATCTGTTGACATTGCCATTGTGTTTCTCCTAGCAGTTGAAAGAGGGGAATATTATTCCCCTCTCTTTTATTTCAGAAATTATGCGATTGCGTCTACAGTTGTAATTGAAACGCCATTTTCTGGTTTTACTGCTGCGAAGCCCCATACTGCTGAACCTACGATTTCTGTCGCACGTTTTGATGCATCACGCTCTGTTTCTAGACGAACATCACGCTTCATTGCGCCACCAAGAGCGTCAAGAGCAAATACACCACCGCTTGTGCCAACTAGTGTTGATTCGAAGATTGTGATACCTGCGATTGAACCCACTAGACCTGATGTCAATGCTGAGTTACCAACGTTTGATAGTGAACCTAGTTCTGCTGCACCTGCTGATGTTAGCTGTGCTTTTAGCTGATATGTAGCTGCTGGGTGGAATACACCAACCATTGTGCCACGTGCTTTTTCCATACGTAGTTTCGCTGCCGCTTGGAATAGAACGTCTGCTGTTAGACCCGCAGAAGCGTCAATGTCGTTTGCTGCTTTAAAGTTTGCGAATGTTGCCATTGCGTCTAAGTCAAAACGCTCTGCCATTTGCTCACCTAGAATACGACCAATTTCTGCCGCTAGGTTGTAGTTTGGCATTGTTTCTACTGCGTCATCTGTTAGTAGAGTCATTGCAGCACGTTCTGCCATTGTGATTGTTGCTGCTAGTGATGTAGTTAGGTCTGAACCTGTTAGGTCAGCACCTTCTACTAGTGCAGGTGAAACACCTTCTACGTCTAGTAGACCAAACTTTGGAATCTGAACTACGTTACCAACTGCGTTTGCAACTGGAACCATGTTTACTAGTGGACGCATGATTGATGTTTCTTGCGCTGTGTACTGCGCTTCTACGATGATTTCGTTAAACAGATTACCTAAATCTGCTCTTGTTGTAATGTTTGCCATTGTAATTCTCCTATACTGGCGTTATACTACCGTTGCCTTGCTTTCCATTCAGCATATTTCGCACGGTCTTTTGGATTATTCATATCCAAACTTGTAATGTCGAGTTCCGTAGAACCCTTACCGCCTCCAACTCTGCTTTCACTTCCTGTGCCACTTGCACTAGGTGCAGCAAAGTGTGGGTTTTTAGCAAGAAAATCTTTTACCAAATCATCAACCCCGAATGAAGAACCATCGTCTTTATATAGTGGTGTGCCGTTATCATCGACAACTTCCGACTGTCCTAGTTCGTTTAAACGAACTCTGTTCTTCAAAAGGTCTGCGACCTGATTAGGCGCAACAGATTTATTTTTCGATGCCGCATTTAATAACGCTCCATCTACTTTTTCTTTTTTCAGTGTGCCTTCAAGTTCTGAAATACGACTGTT